AAAGAAGGGAACTACACAACATTGTATTCAATCCAGCTACTGAATGGATACCTTATTTTAATTTTATAGCAACCCCAATACCCAATGAAATTTTATTTAGGGATGATTTTTATAAGTGGTTGCACGATAGACACTCTTACAAAGCGGGTGTTTTAAAAATGGAAAATCGCACTATGTATAATTGGCATACTGATTCAAACAGAGGTGTATGTGTGAATTCTATGATAGCCACTCCAAATACATCGTATACTTTTTTCAGAAACCACGCAGATGTACAGCATACTGTTACTGAGTTGCAGTATTATCCTGGGACTAGATTTTTATTTAACAATCAAAAAGAACATATGGTCTTAAATTATGATGGTATACGAATGATGTTAACGATTGAGTTTTTAGAGGATAAGAATGAATTAACTTATCTGGATTTATTAAATGAAATAAAAAGTGAATATTATGAAAGCAGAAATATCTGATTTACTATCTAGGTTTTTTAAAAAACATAAACATCTTTTAGATGAGCAAGATCTTAATACCTTTGGTGAATTGTGGAAAAGGTTCTACGAAACGGTAGATGAACGCGATGATATTTGGTATAAAGGTAGTAAGCATTATAAAAATTTAACGATACAACCAGGTAAATATATTCTTTACAACAACCTTAAATTTCCTGAAGGCAATGTTATCAAATATACATCACGACATGACCAAGAGGGTGGCGGTGGCAAAAAAGATATTGAGAAAGCAATTCACTATCTTGAGATGATAAAAGACCGCGATTATGACTAGTCTTCAACTTACATTTAATTTTAAAAAGCATATTTGGTCAGCTCCCTTAGACTATAGAGATTTGAGTGAAGCTAAAGAGATTGCCATTGATTTAGAAACAAAGGACACAGGCATCAATGAGGGTCTAGGTTCTGGTTGGGCAACAAACTCTGGAGAGATAATTGGATTTGCTGTGGCTACTGAAGGCTTTCAAGCATACTATCCTTTTGGTCACTTTGGTGGTGGTAATCTAATCAAGGAGCAAGTATTACAGTATATGTCAGATGTTTGTGCCTTACCTTGTCGTAAAATTTTTCACAATGCTCAATACGATGTAGGATGGTTAAATGCTTATGGTGTTGAAGTAAAGGGAGAGATTGTTGACACCATGATAGCAGGAGCACTGATTGATGAGAATAGATACACTTACAGATTAAACTCTTTAGCTAAAGATTATCTTGGTGAATTAAAAGCAGAAACGGATTTAAATGAAGCAGCCAAGGCTCATGGTGTAGATCCAAAAATGGAAATGTGGATGTTACCAGCAGAGCATGTAGGATACTATGCGGAACAAGATGCACGACTCACGTACCTTTTATGGCAACGATTTAAACACGAAATATTTAAACAAAACCTTAACACAATATGGCAGTTAGAAAAAAATCTATTACCAACTTTAATAAAAATGAGGAAAAAAGGCATTCGTGTTAATGTAGAAAAAGCTGAACAGTTACAACAACAGTTTGCTGTGAAAGAAAAAAATATTTTACAGCAGATAAAAAAATTAGTGGGTAAGGATATTGACATATGGGCAGCTAGACAAATTGCTTTTGCTTTTGACAAATTAGGTATAGATTATCCTAAATCACCAAAATCTAAAGAACCAAGTTTTACACAAAATTGGTTAGTTAATAACGATACAGAGATTTCAAAACTTATTGTTAGCGCTAGAGAAATAAATAAGTTTCACAATACTTTCTTAAATTCAATAATGAAATATGAATATAAAGGTAGGATTCATGCAGAGATAAATCAATTACGTTCTGATAATGGTGGCACTGTTTCAGGACGTCTATCAATGAGTAGTCCTAACTTACAACAGCTACCCGCCAGAAATAAAGAATTTGGGCCATTAATTCGTGGTTTATTTTTACCTGAAGAGGGATATAAGTGGGGTAGCTTTGATTACTCACAACAAGAACCACGACTCGTGGTGCACTATGCATCTAGTATTGGTGAAGGGTACGAAGGGTCACAAGAGTTAGTAGAAGCTTATGCTAATGCAGATGCAGACTTTCATCAAACTGTGGCTGATTTAGTTGGCATAGATCGTAAACAAGCCAAAACAATTGGTTTAGGTTTAATGTATGGTATGGGTAAAAACAAATTAGCAAATATGCTTGGTCTTGGTTTTGATGAAGCTAGTGCTCTCATTGGTAAGTTTAATAGAAGAGCACCTTTTGTAAAAATGTTATCTGATAGATGTATGAAAAAAGCAAATGAAGAGGGTGTAATCAGAACGAAGTTAGGTCGTAAATGTAGGTTTGATATGTGGGAGCCTCGTGACTTTGGTATTCATACTCCAGAAACTTTTGAAAATGCTAGCGCTAAATATGGTACTAATAATATTAAACGCGCTTTTACTTACAAGGCACTCAATAGATTAATTCAAGGTTCTGCAGCAGACCAAACAAAACAGGCAATCGTAGCTTGTGTTGATTTAGGATATTTACCTCTATTACAAATACACGATGAATTGTGTTTTAACGTCCAAGAAGATGATGTTAAAAAAATAGTGAGAGCGATGGAGGACTGCGTGAAACTGAATGTTCCAAGTGTAGTAGATGTCGCAATAGGTGACGACTTTGGATCTGCTAGCTAGAAGACTTTGCTTTTTGAATATCTGCAATCACAAGCTGTGATTTTAACTCATCTATTCTTTTTTCAATAGCTTTCATCTCAATAGTATAAATACCAGTGTTTGTATACATACTGTTCCACTGAGATTCTAAAGCCATCTTCTGCGATAGTAAATTATGTATCATCATACACCTATTTTATACTTTTTTCGTGGATTTTGTCAATATCGCTTGACTTATCCCATTATTGCTTATAATTTAGAATATTATTAATTTTAAAGAAAGGATCTTAAATGGATACTACTAGATGGAAATCTGTCGCTGTTAGAGCGGAGGATTATTTTTTATTAAAAGGGTTGTGTAAAGAGAAATTTCGTGCACCTGGAACTATGATTTCAAAATTAGTTCACGAATATGTGGAATTTCAAGCCAAAAAAAACAAACTTGACATAAATCAATATAAAAAAAAATTAATGAATGGTCATGCAGATGACTAAAGATTTACGATGGGCATCTTTTTTAGTATATTTAGATAATAAAAACTATGCTCAAGGATATAGAGATGATTCCTTACAACACGATGATTACAAAAAAGGTATTCACATTTCTATTCCAGATAACCTAAAAATAGTTATGAATAGTGATTTTGAATATGATGGTCACAAGATGAAAGCGATTCATGTTCAAAGATGTACACATTTTGACGATCATCTATATGTATTTGCAAAGGAGCAGGGATGAAATGGATTTTAATACTGTTTCTGTATACTGGTGAAGAAATTGTTTATGGTGAAGTTCCTGCTTGCATTATAGATGACATATGGAACAAAGTTGAAATGTATGAGCAAGAAAATGACATTGATATTCAAGGGTGGGGATGTTATGACGAAAAAACTTTTAAAATTAGAGAAAACGCAAGAAAAAAGTTAGGTATAGATGTTTGATTTTTTTATTGTGACGCTTTGGTTTGAGTTAAATAACAAACTATACATGAAACATTATCCATGTCATTGGGTAACTAATTGTGGCAACGCTGTATCTGAGTTAGTTGAGGATTATGAAAAGAAATATCCTTTAAGAAAATTTAGGGCAGCAAAATGTAATAAACCATCTGTATGGTTTAAAAAATATAAACTTAATAAATGGGATCAAGTAAAAGACTAGGGGGTATTATGGAAACTTTAATTTTAGGTTTGGTTATTAACATTTACACGTGGAGTAATGCAGACTTTTTTGTACAACGAAAAAATAATGAAAGAGAATATACTTGTGTATGGGTTGACAAAGGATGGTCAAAAGCAGATCCAAAGAACCCATCGTTAGATATATTTGGATATACGAAATATAAACAAGAATGTGTTTCCAAAGATAAATGAAACTGCTTGACCTTTTTTCTGGTATTGGTGGCTTTAGTTTAGGTGCAGAATATAATAATATAGAAACAATAGGATTTGTAGAAAAAGATGCATTTTGTCAAAAAGTATTACGAAAACACTGGCCTAACACACCAATCATTGGAAATATAAGAGATGTCACAAAAGATACCTTTGAATCAGTTGACATTGTTTCCGGAGGATTCCCCTGTCAACCTTTCTCAGTCGCAGGCAAAAGAAGAGGAACAGATGACGACCGTTACCTCTGGGATGAAACTATTAGAGTCGTGTCCCTTTACAAACCCCAATGGTTTGTTGGCGAAAATGTGGAAGGAATTGTTAACATCCAAAACGGCATGGTCCTCAGACAGGTGCAAGATGACCTGGAAAAAGAAGGTTTCGAAGTCCAATGTGGTATTATTCCAGCTTCAGGCATCGGTGCTTGGCATCAAAGAAAGAGAGTCTGGATTATTGCATACTCCAACAGCAACCGCGAATCAAGGCGCTCCCAGTATGTACAAGAGAGATCAAGGGAGTTGGGGGAATCACATGTATGCGACTCCCAACACAATGGATCATCTACCACCAAGGAGCAAAGAGGGAACACTCAAACTTCAACAGGGTCACAGAAAAGGGAGAACTCGTCCCTCCAATCTGAGAGAACAAGTAGACCCACAGACAATGGCAATGTATCCAACACCCACGACTCAAGAAATAGAGCATCCAGACATGGTTCTCAACGAGAGGGGGAGAAGAATGCCAAAGAAGGGCAAAACAGATCACAGTTTGAATCTAGCAGACACAGTGAGAATGATGTACCCAACTCCAACTCCAGCTTGCGAAGAGGGAGGGCAACAGTCTCACAGGGTAGAGAGAACAAAATCTGGGGGTTTCATTTTAAGGAAGAAGAACAAAACCAATCAGACTTACGGAGCGAAACTATCAGATGCGATGTTGTATCTGGAGAACAAGAAGATGTATCCAACTCCTGTAGCGAAAGACAATTGCACAGAGAGTCTGGAAACCTGGGAGAAGAGAGCAGAGAAACACAAGGCGCAAGGGAAAACGATACCCAAGGCATTGAGGATACAAGTGCAAGAGGAGGCCAAAAGTATGTATCCAACTCCTACAACTCAAGATTCAAACAAAGCAACGAAAAGATGGCGAGAGGATCGTCAGAACAATTTGACAGCTGCAGTATTCAACCCAGACAAGATCAAAAAAATATACAATACTCCCACAACCAACGATCACAAGAACACGAGCTTTCCCAAAAGTCAGAAGAACAGACACTCAATAGTGGGAAACTTAATGCAGGAGAAAAACCCACCCAAAGTTGGTGGGAGATTGAATCCTCAGTTTGTTCAGTTCCTAATGGGGTATCCTATAGATTGGACAAAGATAGAGTGAATCAAATTAAATCATTAGGAAATTCAATTGTACCTCAAATCGCATACCAAATCTTTAAAGCAATAGTAACAGTAGACAAGGAGGAATAATGCTTAAAGAAAAATTAGTAATCTATGAAATTTGTGAAGAATGTCATGGAAATGGATTTATAAGACCCAATAGGTTTAGTGACAAAGATATTGATACTACTTATGTATGTAATGTTTGTGGTGGTTCTGGTCACTCTGGTAAACATTATCATAATGAATAATAAATACACACGAATACCTAACGAAAAACTCTTTGTAAAAGACTCAAAATATAAAAATTATAGTTATTTAAAAGAGCGCATCATTAAAGAAAAGCTTCTTCCTTATTCCTGTCAAGTATGTGGGTTACCAGATTCGTGGCAGGAAAAAAAATTATCGCTTGTACTTGACCATATAAATGGTGTAAAAAAAGATAATAGGCTCTCGAATCTCAGATTTGTATGTCCGAATTGCGATAGTCAGTTACCAACGTTCAAGAGTAAAAATATCAAGTATCAAAGAAAATTTAATCTGTCAGGCTATGACCCTGATATATATAAAGATAACTAAATAACCACGAACCACGACTCAAGGACCTTAACCTTTACCTGGAGTTGTTATGAATAATAAAGAAAAATTAACGAAATTATTAAACCTTCTATCGTTTAAATTAGATCATAAAGATTATGTCGCTGCATTCAGCTTGATCTATGACCTCAAATTAGGTGGCTTGACTAAAGAGCAAACCATTGAAATATTTAAAGAAGTTGCTCATTTAGAATATGAGTTCAATAACTATAAAAAATTCTCTGTCATACAAGGTAGCAAACAAGATGGTAAATAGATACACTAAAGGTATGTCTAAAAAAATTGACCTTACTGATCTCTTCAACATTACTGAAGAAGATCCCCTTATACTTAATGTAGAGGATATGAACTTTGAAGAACGTACTGTACTGTTTGA